CCGAGTAAGAACCTGCAACGGGTACACGACCTTCTCAAGGAACTGCGCCTTGAAATCGCCCAGATACCAATGGGATGTCGATACCATATCAAGGTACGGCGAACTCAGAACCGTATACGCCCCGGCAAACGGGTTAGCCTCATTCTGCGAATCCACAACGCCCGTCAATCCGAGTCTCGACGCCGGTAGTAATGAGTTATTGATTAACCGCTTCGCCACCGTCTCCAACGCTTTCGGCACGAGCAGGATTTTAGGCTCGACCCAAATCGGCTCACCCTGAACATCCCGGAATGTCGTGAACTGCGTCTTTGCATGGTCAAGGTCTGTCCAGTGCTGCAATGCGTCGTCAATCAGGTTCGAGTAAGGATGCGTAGCCGCAACCGTTCCCGAATACAGAGCGACTCTTGTTCCACTCGGATAAAACGCATAATAATTAACGTTGTTTACCGTCGTATCCTGAATCGTGTACATGATCTTCTTTTCACGATCAATTGCCGCCTGCTGACCGAACTTAGCCGCTTCCCGCATAATCAGACCCGTCTGGTCGTGCATGATAGCCTCTTCGGTGATATCGAGGATATCGCCTCGCTTTTTACCAGCGATCTGAATCCACTTTTCCGCAATGTCAGCATCGTGGTGATACGGCATACCCGGTTCGATATCCCTCATATTGCTCGTGATATCAGCACCCGGAACCTTCGAGATTTCCAGCGTTGAATTGAACGGCGTCACCAACTGGTCGCCAATCCCCGCAAACGCATTAAATCCCTGAATCACCATTTTCTCGACCAGCACCGCCGTAATTACCGGGAACTGTGACACGTCCACCGACTCGCAAAAATGGTACAATTCTTTGATGCTGAATTGGTCGCAACTTATCGGCTTGCGGCCTTTCACCTTCATCAAGTCGGCATCCATGAACTCGACCAGCCGGGCTTTGGTCTTAACCATATCCCCGCCCTGATCCTCATAGAGTCGCCTGATATTAAGTCCTGCATTTATCAAACTCATTTCTTTAACCTTTCAAACAAAAGGGATTCTACTGTTATGGCCAATCAACCCGACTGACCCCAAATCTTAGCCCGCATAACTCAAGGCACTATCGCCGTTGCACAGCGTATAGGAATGCGAACCGTTGAACAACTTGGTCGGCAGGAGCTTGCAGAGGATATCCGTCCCCGCAGCCGCCTTTTCCTCGACCAATACTGCAATCGGGTAACTGCAAGTCGGTTCGACTTTCTGATCTTCCAATCCCCATCCGCCAGCCGCATCGGATACCGCGCAGATTCCGAACTTATCGGTTATACTCGCAGCCGCCGCCGTACACTGGCTCAATTTGTAAATCGAGTTATCAACTGAAATATCCAGTTGCACCTTTCGGGTACTATCCGCCGGGGAACTGTTTCTCGCAACTCCGCCGAACATCATCGCACCCTCTCTCCGAGCAATCGGAGCCGTGCTGTAAATCTGCCCCAAGTCGGACGGTTTAATCGCATGACCCTGATATATCAGGATGAAGTCACCCTTTTCGATATCTTCGGCAGAGTCCCACTTATCGATTTGGACGAGAGTCCGCTCAAGGCAGCCTCGCATCCATCTTTCTGTTTCAGCCATCTTAAAATCTCCTATTACGGATTACTGTTTCTGTTTATTTCAATTCGCCGGTTTACCCCGTAAGCGAATTATAAGCACTATCGAAGTCGCCGGATTCGTCCTTGTTTCCACCGTTGCCTCCGCCGCCCATATTCTTCACGCCACCCACCAGACTCATCCGATCCTCGATGAGCTTTTTTGCCTTCTCGTCGAACCCCTCATCGTCCAGACCGACCAACTGCTCGACAAATAAAACAGTCTTGGCGGTTTTCGGCAGTTTGCTCTCTTCGAGCAATTTCGTCACCGCAATCTTGCGATTCGCCTGAGCCTCTTTCACTTTCTGCTCATCAACGAGAATCTTCAGAGCATTACTTGACTCGACCAACTTCTTGACCTCGTCATCACGACTTTGCTGGCCTTCCTCGATAAGCGTTTTCGCCAAGTCCGGCCTTTTCGTTTTGAATTCTGCTATAGTAATATCTGCATAATCCATTTCAGTTCCTTTCTGATATTCCTCAGATTCGAATACATTTAACGTTGTCGCCCCTTGGACTACCAGGTCAACCGACAACACTGTTTTAATTTCTTCCACGAAAGCATTCCCGCCCTCGTACTTCAATTTACCATCCGCAACGTGCGAACAACTCGCCGCCTCCGGCATCATCTTTGCGATATTGAAAAACTTGTCGCCGAACTGATCCGGCAGCAATTGGATATCCCCCTTGATTTTCCCTTCCTCGACCCTCGGCGATTTCACAATCCCCGCCAGATTCATCAAGTCCCTCCTACCTGATTTGATATCCTGATCCCCCGGATGGTTTATGAAGCAACGACAGTTATCATACTTCCCCGCCCTGACCGCATTCTCCATCACATGAACCGGATAACTATACGAATCTTTTCCACGCCTCGCCACGCCGCCCAGCAACGCAACATTCTTTATCACTCTGGGCATCCCCTCCGTCTCAACAAATTGAACATCGCCAAACTTAATCTCTTCAACTAATCGTTTGTGAGCCTTATTTGACATTTCAAAACTCCAAAAAAAAAAGACGGGCGATCAACCAGCTTTCACTGATCAAACGCCCGTCATTGGGTAGTTTGTAATTATTAACTTTTTATCTTATCACACCGACAAACTCTCGATGCCTGATTTCAACAATACGGCCGTCACATATCTTTACCTCTGCCTGAAACGTACCATAATTATGCTCCTTTGCAAATTCTTTTAATTTCAAAAAGATATTATCCTGCCGAGCATCCGCCGCTGTCAACTCTTTTTTTTCGTGAGCATCCACTTTTTATTTCCCCTTCGGCGGAATTGGTATCGGCCTCTGTGGTGGCACAACTCCCGTCTCGACCCCCTCCGGCATTGGATCTTCGGTTATATGATCCTCGAAATAACACATACAATGCGGATGAGCAGGCAAACCCGGCGCCGATCCCTTCGGGTAGAATCTGTTCGCATTATCCGGACAAACCCCCGACCCGCACTCCTGATCCCCACCACGCCGCCAGATAACTCCATCGATCCAGCTTTTCGTCATCGCGAACTTCAATTGCCCTTCCGTGTACGCCCTATTCATTTCAGTCCGAGCAAGACGCCAGGCGTTTGCGTAGGCCGACTTATATCTGCCCGGCGATGTCCTCAACCCTTGCTTAGTAACGTACCTCTGAAGCGACGTAGCGAGCCTCTGTGACGAATCCCCCAACAGCACAGCCTCATTGACCATATTCTTAATCGTCGTCTGCGCCGACTCCGTTGCCATCCAAATGCTCTGAGCAAACGTGTTGCCCGTCGGTCGATACAAAAACAGGAAATCCATCGCCTCCTGATTGACCTTCGCCCACTGGCTCGCCGCATATATCTCAGTCGCCGCATTGAACCGCCGAACTTTCCCGTCAATCCCGATGAATGAAGAACCGATCTGAATATTCTTTCTCGACGCCCTCGCCGCCGACAACGCCGCCTCCATCGACTTAATCCCTGTCTTGAGTCCGAGGTCAAGTGATGTCCGCATCTGTGCCGTGAGTTTTACGCCGAGTCTTTTCCTGAGCCTCGCAATTTCCTTATCGACCTCCGCCAATAGAGCCACCCTTCTCGATCTCACAATCGCCCCGGCTCGATGCCCGTAGGTAATACGCCTGACCACCGTATTAGCAGCCTCTTCGTACAGTGCAAGGATTTCCAACTCGGCAACTTTGTTATATGCCAGAAAACTCTTTCGAGCCAATAACGTCGCCTCCCTGATCCGCTTCGCTCTCAGAGCCGCATCAATACCCAATTGTGTCTGTTCGATAACCATGATAAAACGCTGACCGGCTGGGGAAAACACTAAAAACCAACCGGCCAGCTAAGGGAGTTATTTCTTGCAGATTGCTATCACCGACTCCGGCACCCGGAACCCATGCGCAATCAACATAACCAATTTGTTCGACGGATTCCCTGTCGGCATTACGCCCGGCTTATCAATCGTGATAACCCGTCGATCCGCTCTTCGCTCGAACACCCACCGACCACCATCATCACCAATGTACTTATACTCCGCCAATTCGGTAAACTGTTCGGTCGTTGTCTCTTTTGTCTCTTTTTCTTTTGTTGCTGCTGCCTTTGCCATTTTCAACCTTTCATTCATCTTCGCTATTGTCATCTGTCTGCTCGTTATCTTCCATGCCGAACTCCTCGGCATTTCTCGTCTCGTTTTCCAACCTCAACTTATCTTCCCGTGCAATCTGAATCCGCTCATCCTCGTAGTCGTATCCGAGTCTCTCAGACGCCGTTTTCCTGCTGCACAACCCCTCGCCGATCTGTACCTGCAACGCCTTTGTATCCTCCAGAATGTTTCTATGAATCATCGTCGCGAAATTGACCTTACAACTCGTCACCGTATCAATCGGCTCAGTTGTCTCTGAATCCTCCCCCGTCTTTTCATTGAATATGACCGTCGTTTTTGTTGACTTCCCCTTAATCTTATTCGTCGTAATTCCCCACTTGATAACCCGCTCGTATGCCTTCTGGAATATCTTCGCTACGAAATCCTGCCCGCTCTCCATCGACCGGATAAACGGATTCTCCGACACCATCGACGACGATAAGTTTGCATTGCTCGCATCGCCCCGGATAATAAACTCCGGGATATTCGTCCCGATCCCCGCCATTAGTTGAATTGCCCTGCCGTCGTCTTTCGTATCCGCCGCATTAATATTCAACGACTTCAAATCCCACTCGACGCCCTTGCTGAAAAGAACCGTCCCCGGCTTTGGCATTTTCTTATTCGCTGACTGACCCGCCGGCGTATTGTACGAAACATCCGCAAACTTCGATTTCAAATCCTCAATCGCCGCCAGACCTGACAACGGCTTTCCGACCACATTCCATATATGCCTGATCCTGTTGATTGTGATCCTGTCCTTGAGCCATTTCTCGTATTCTGTTATGTACTCCCCGTTTCCCTGAAATATCGATACGCCCCGCATTTCATCGCTATCGGCGCCGATCTTCCAGAAGTCCATCATGTCCGGCTCGATCCGCTCATTCATCTGGCTATTACTCGATGTTGACCAGACCCGATTATAATACAACACCTTCTCATAATCGTCGTCATCGACCGCAATCCCGTAAGTGGGCTTTGCATCCGTTCCCGGCTTAATCTGCTCCGGATCAACGAACCGAACCAAAAGATGCTCACCCATTTCCGCCGGCATAAACCACCGCAAAAAGACTTCACCGTCACGATATACACGCTTAACTATTTCCTTCGTCTTCATATCCCAACTGTTGACCAACGCCCAATCGTCCCAATATTCCTGTATTGCGCCTTCCTTATCCTCATCCTCAGTCGTTATGTGCGCATCCTTCCCGATGATATAATCCTGATACGTCTGGAGGATGCTCCGCCCCGTCGGTCGATATTGCAACTTCCTCGCCGAATTCCTGATTGATGTCAATTGCTCCGGCGTATATGGAGTCTTCTTATTCGGGTCACCCAATATCTGCCATTCCCGCTCGTCGGTATCCTGAGCGAAACTCGGCAACTGATCCATTATCTTCATCGTCTGCTCGACTCTCGCTACGTCCAATTTCATCGCCGCAATCTCAAGTCTCATCGCCGCGTTTTTGTGCTGTTCTTCTAATTTCTTTGCCATGATATTATTCCTCAACGATCCTTCGTCGGCTTGATTCGATAATCAATCAATTCAAACGTGGGATGTTTTATAGTTTTCCAATGCTTGCATGAACTCGTTTTCAATCGACAATACCCCCACAAGAAACAACCGCATATCGGACATCGACCCCAATCGCCGGAACAATTCTTGCAGATTTGACGCCGTCTCCAATACTCGAAATAAGGTACGATTTTGAACCTTGATTTCGCCCAATCCCGCATCGCTATGAAAAAGCATTTTATCATAACATCCTCAATATTCGTATTCGCCCAACACTTCCAAACCAGAATCAACCGCGCCGACGAACATCTGATATGCTCCACTGATCCAATCGACCTGATCGTCATGCGTATCGTTCTGTCCTGTGAATACTACAAGCTCATCGATGCAGTTGTCAACCCCCGGCCCTTCAATAAAGAATAATTTCCCAGCCTCCGCTCTTGCTATCCACGGAATTGCTCTCGTGTATTTATCCTTGACCTCATTATAACCATACAACGGAATATTGAGCAATTCCGGCTCTTTGAGCAACGCCTGAAAGAATCCCTTCTGCATCCCCGTCGTCGTTATCCCGACCGGAACACCCTCTTGCACAGCATAACTTTTAATCGTCTTTTGAGCCTCCGGCCATTCGACTTGGTCATGGTATATATGATCG